GTTTACAAGTAAACCGGGGACAAAACGTGCAGTGTATGCAATCACAGATACGTTGTGCATGACTTTTCACGCTACTAAAGCCAATACTGTTGAGGAAGCTGAAGCCGAATTGGTTGAAGCTGAACCTAACAACATGTACAGCTTTGGTAATCAAATTAAAAACCAACCATTAGAGGTTCTGCCATGACATTTTGGGTAGCTGGAGCCGTAATCGGCAGTTCACTAATTGGCGCTAATGCTGCAAAAGGCGCTGCGTCTACACAATCAGATGCGGCAAATCGAGCTGCTGATTTACAAAATCTACAGTTTCAACAAACGCGGGATGACCAAGCGCCCTACCGCGCTGCGGGTGTTAACGCCTTAAATCAAATGCAAAAAACTGCGGGTAACGTCCCCGGTGCTTTTTCATACGATAACAAAAATATGCCGGGCGCGTTTAAGTTTGGTATGAGTGACTTTAATGCTGATCCCGGTTATAGCTTTCGGTTTAATGAAGGCATGAAAGCACTTGATCGCCAAGCAGCAGCCCGTGGTGGCCTGATCTCTGGTGGCGCTTTAAAGGCGGCCACTCGTTATGGTCAGGACATGAGTTCACAAGAATACAAAAATGCTTATGACCGTGCGTTGACTAGCTACAACTCAGATGTGAATCGGGAGAATCAAGCGTATGGCCGAGCTTTAACTGGATACAACACTGGTGTAGCCAGTGAGAACCAGTTGTACAACCGACAAGCCGCCATGGCTGGAATTGGTCAAACTGCCACTAATTTTACAGATACTGCTGGTGCGGCAAATGCCACTAATGTTGGCAATTCATTAACTAGCGGTGCGGCAGCCAATGCGGCTGGTCAAGTTGGCGCGGCCAATGCTTTGACTGGGGGGTTAAGCACATATTTAAATTACAACCAAGGCAATAATTTAATGAATGCGCTTAATACAAATCGCAACTCGGCATACGGAAGGAGTTCATTGTTAAGCGAACCGTATTCTGGATATTACAAAGAAATTGGCCTTTCATAAGGATTTCACCATGGCACTCGATCCAAACATTTCTCTTGGCGTTAGAGGTATTGAAATTGCCAATCCTTTGGCGCAATACTCACAATTAGCGCAAATTCAAAATGCGCAAAATCAAAACTCATTAGCGCAATATCAGCTTGGTGCTGCTCAAAGACAAGATGCTACGCAAAATGCCTTGTCAGACGCATACAGGGCTGCATACAACCCAGATACGGGCGGTATTGACAACAGTCTATTGATGCGTAATTTGGCAGATCGTGGGGCTGGCCATTTGATTCCTGACATTCAAACAAAAATGCTTGCCACACAAGAAAAGCAAGGTTCAATTAAAAAGACAGCCGTTGAAACCACTGGTCTTGAATTTGATCAGCGAGTTAAAAAAGCAAATAAAGCTATTGCTGATATTGCAACGCTAAACAATTCACAAGAAGCCATTGCAAGTATTGACGCACACCTTGCTAATGGTGATATTGACCAAGAAAAAGCTAACATGCTCAAAGGCCAACTTACATCTGCCCCGTCATTTGGTGCTTGGCAAACTAAAATGTTGACCAACATTCTTGACGCTAAAGGCAAACTTGAACAACAAAGAATTACCACCAAAGACACTGATCGTGGTGGCTACATTGAACGTCAAACGTACGACGCACAAGGTTTGCCAGTTGGTTTGCCAATACAACTGCCTAAGACGCAGACATTTGCTGACATTACTGCGGCAAAAAACGCAACAACTTCTGCTGGTCAACTTGCTGTGGCTCAAGCCAAATTTGCATACGAAAAAGCAAATCCTAGTAAAACAATTCAAGATACGCCAAGCGGATTGCTGTCCATTGACAAAAATGGTGTGGCCACTCCTGTGGTTTATGGGCCTAATGGAATTGTGGCTGCGGCTGGCCCTAATGGCTCTGCTGCAAGTCTTCCAACTGGTACGCCCGGAACTGCTGTCATGGGAAGGCAGTCTGAACTTAAGGCAATTCCATCCAATGTTAATTTGGCAATTCTTAAAAACAATCAATCCATTCAACAGATTGACGACACAATTAAATTGCTTCAACAAAATCCTGACGCAACTGGCTTTAAAGGATATTTGCCAAACTTTGCATTGAACCGTATGAATCCAGAAGGCACTGAGGCCCGTGCAGGCGTAGCTGATATTGGATCATTAGTCTTGCATGACCGAAGTGGTGCAGCAGTTACTGCATCCGAGTCACCACGTTTACTACCATTTATTCCATTGGCAACTGATGACAACGCAACGGTGATTAAAAAACTCACTCGTATGCGCAATCTTGCTGCACAAGACCAAACAGGTCTTACAGAAACTTACAGCAAAGATCAGGGTTATCAACCAAATCCAGTGACCAATAAAAACAGTGGCACAGGTGCTAACGCTCAAACACTTCCGCCAATTTATGCAACAAATGGCAATCAACGAATTGTGTCTGTTGATGGTGGAAAAACTTGGACTCCAGCTAAATAACTAAGGAAAATTATGCCTTTGCCAACTGGATTTAAATTAGAAGAACCAAGCAGTCAGCCAGCCATGAGCTTGCCTGCTGGGTTTCAAATTGAGCCTGAGTCATTCAATGCTTTTAAAATGCTTATGAATGCACCGGGTAGTTTGTACAAAAACACTGTGGGCGGTTTGATTGAGGCGGCAAGCAGTCCATTGCAAACTGCAACTGGCTTGATGGACATTGCTGCTGGTGGTTTGCAGAACGTCACACCTAAACCTTTGCGAGATTTAATCAATCAAGCTAATGTAGGAAGCCCTTTTCTTGACCCACAAGCTGCTCAACGGTCACAAAATGTTGCAAACGCTGTTGGCCAAGACTATGCAAAAACTTATGGCACTAGCCAAGGGTTTGCCAAAACGATGGAAGAAGACCCATTTAGGGTTGCTGGTGATGCTTCTATGTTGTTTGGTGGTGGAGCTGCTGCTGCTAAAGCTGCAAACTTTGGCAATGTAGGCAATGCACTTGCAAAAGCATCATCTGTCACTAACCCAATAAATGCTTTGCTTAAACCAGCAGCGGCTGTCATCAGCCCAACAATCTCCCCGCAAATTCAGTCTTTAATGAAAGAAGGCGTAATCCCAACTGCTGGACAAATTCTGGGCGGTGGTTACAAACGTGCCGAAGAAGCATTATCTAGCGTCCCAATTGTTGGTGATTTTATTAAAGGCGCTCAAGGCAGAGCCATGGCCGATGTTAATCGTGTTGCTTTTAATAGGGCACTTACTCCAATTGGTGAAAAATTACCAGATGGCGTTGTTGGCCGAGAAGCTGTTCAATTTGTATCTGACAAATTAGATGATGCTTACGGCAAATTGCTTCCAAAAATGACTGTTTTACAAGACACGCCATTTCAAACTGCAATTGCAGATTTAAAAAGCATGGTTCAGTCTGGTGCAATTGATTCTAAAGCTACCAATTTTTTCAACAATTGGGTTGACAACAATGTCCTTAAAAAGTTTCAAGGACAAAATGCAATTACTGGCGAAACTTTAAAAGCAATACAAAGTGATTTGCGTGAAACCATTAGTCGTTTAGGTGCCTCTACAGACGCAGATCAAAGGCTTATTGGTACTGCTTTAAAAGAAGCACAAGATCAAGTTCGTCAATTAGTTACTCGAAGCAATCCTCAGTTTGCAAGTGAATTAAAAGCAATTGACACTGGCTACGCTAACTTCAAACGTGTTGAAAAAGCGGCTGCTGGGCTTGGTGCGGAAGAAGGAATCTTTTCTCCAGCTCAATTACAAAATGCTGTCAAAGCAATGGACAAAAGCAAAGACAAAGGGAAATTTGCAAAGGGTGACGCCCTAATGCAAGATTTGTCAGAAAGCGCAAAAACAGCATTAGGCAACAAAGTGCCTGATTCTGGTACGCCATACAGATCAATGGTGGCGGCCCTTGCAGCGTCTGGTGGTGCTGGTGCCATGGGAATGCCGGGTATAGCGGCAGCGCTTGTTGCATCGCCATTGTTGTACTCACAGGCAGGCCAAAACATGTTGGCCAACATACTGACAAAAAGACCTGACTTTGCAAATGCTTTGGCAGCTCAACTCAATACCAGCGACAAGGCAAAGTTAGCTGCACTAATCGCGGCTCAAGCAACCCAAGTTCCTTACCGTGTTGAACTTAACAACATGGCACCAGGGCGACCTTGATAGGCACCCAAGTCTTATTCAACATTGAGGTTAACCAATGAATGCGTCTGTTTTTATTTCTACTGCTGCTGCTTCTGTCAGGGGCTTCGGCCAGAGAGTCCTGTCTCGTCTCAGAGTTCTATGGGCTAAGTTGGCTAGGAAACCCGACTGAGCGCCACCAGAAGCTGTCTGAGTGGCTTACTACCAACGGCAGCGCATGTAGCTCAGAAAAGCTGGTGCGCATTTGGAACAACTTGGCCATGTGGGCAGGGACGGCTGATAGTTTTGAGTTGAGAAACAAAATAACTTACTTCTACGAACAAGCGATTACACGTGAAAAGAAATGATCCCGCCCCTTTACAAGTGGTACCCAATGGTTCAACCAGAGGGGTACCCAAACAGGACAGATGCGCTTGAACGCATGGCAGAGCGTCTGACTGAAGACTACAAGCAAGCACTCAAAATGAAAAAGGTAGATATAAAAATTGAAGCTCTTGAGTTTGAGTTGTACGTTAAAAAAGCAGAACGTAATCAACTTAGCCTTGAAATTTTTACAAACCGTAAGCTAGACATTTATGTATGACCAAGAAGCCAATACCCAGAGCAATTAAGAAGCCGCAAATGGAGACAAAAGAAAAGCTGACGCTATGGGTCACGTTAATGGTCAGCTCTACCCTGTGTATTTCCGTGTTGGCCATGGTGATCAGCTTTATGTTGGGACTATGGGCAAAGGAAGTGGACAACGCAGAGATTTTCAAAATGATTTCACCTGCTTTTTCTACTCTTATAGGCGGGATGATTGGATTCCTGTCTGGTATCAAACTTATGCAAAACGAAGAAACTAAAAAGGATTCAAAATGCTAGGACTAGATGCACTACTGCAAGTTGGCGGCAAGCTGATTGACAAACTTATTCCAGATCCCGAGGCCAAAGCCAAAGCCCAGCTTGAATTGGCCAAGATGGCTCAAGACGGTGAGCTGACTAAGCTGGCCAATGAAACCAAGCTCTACGAAATTGAGCAAGAAAACGTCACCAGACGAGTTGAAGCCGACATGGCTAGTGACTCTTGGCTCTCCAAAAATATACGCCCTATGACGCTTATATTCATTTTGGTGGCCTATTCTAGCTTTGCTGTTGCTTCCATCTTTGAATTAGAAACCCGTGGCGCGTATGTAGAGCTGCTTGGCCAGTGGGGAATGCTTGTAATGAGCTTCTATTTTGGTGGCCGCACCATGGAGAAGATTGCTGAAAGGGTTAAGAAATGAATCTGACAGAACATTTCACCCTTGAAGAACTAACCCACACAGACCACCGCGAGTTTGACAACATTCCAAATGAAAACGAATTGGAAAACCTCAGACGGCTTGCCGCCTTTCTTGAAGAAGTCAAACAAGCCCTTGGTGGCAAACCCATCATGGTTAACTCAGGCTTTAGAAGTAAGCAAGTCAATGACGCTGTTGGCTCTAAAGATACTAGCCAGCATCGTCTTGGTGTTGCTGTGGACATCAGGGTGCCTGGACTAAAACCAGACGAGGTGGTGAAGACAATTATTGCCTCTGGCCTGCCATTTGACCAAGTGATTCGTGAGTACGATCGCTGGACGCATGTGAGCATCCCAAACGAGCCAACACGTGCCCCGAGGAAGCAAGCCCTGATCATTGACAAGGCAGGCACTCGGGGCTATGCCTAATTAGGCGGCTGCGGGGCTTTCGGTGACTGGTGTGGGTTCTTCCATCTCAATCACACCGTCTTCGTCAATATTCATAATGTCCAAGGGGTTTGACATAGGTGATTGCTTGGCAGGCTTCTTTCCCTTACTAACGTCTTGAACGTCTGGGTAGTCCATCAGTTCTTCTGTGGCCACCAGACCACGCAACACGTCAGGAAATGCGTCCCGCAAGGCAAATGATCTGGCACGCATCTGAAGCATACGTTTGGGATATTGAGTCCATGGGCCTGCCTTCTTCCACAGGCCAGCCCGTATGGCATCGCCCACAGTAAACGTCACGCTGACTGGCTCCATGCCCTTGCGCTTGACCGTACACACAGCGCCTGAGTCTTCTTGCTTGTCACCCTTGTGCATGGTCTCAATCACGTCCTCGCACAATGGCGAGTTTTTAACCAACGCCAACATAGCATCGCCATAGATGGAAGGCTTGCCATTGATCGTGGCAATGTTCTGCAAAGAAGCGATAGGACTGAAGCCTAGCTCACTGCCCATGATGATGGCGACCAGGATGTCTTCTTTCTTGCCTTTGTAAGAAGCGGGAACAATGTTGCTCTGCGACAAAATGCCACTTAAATTGACGGCTTCGTCCAAATTGGCTGGGGTAAAGTTTGATTTAATGGCGACCTGATTCATTTTCTTCTCCAATTACGATTTGATTTTTTAAACTGCAAAGCACTACGTCAATGAGCGAGGACAACAATTCGTTGATTGTTTCCTGACTGGCATTGGGCAGAGCTTCCTCAAGGGCAAATTTTGCGGAGTCATAGGCTTCCTCAAAATCAACTTGAGCAATCAACGCTGTTTTCTGTTTTTGTATCATTCTTTCAATCATTTTTAGTCTCTTTAATCGTTAGGGTTTGCAGGCGAATAATTCTTTCTGGGACTGCCGGAGTAATCCGTTCAGCAGTGGCTTTGTATTTACGCATTGGCCAGATCACTTCGTAGTTACTAGTCTTGCCACGCTCTGATTTCTCAAGCATTTTTTTAAGCTCAAGGGTCTCGCCTTCAATGATCTCCTCAAGCTCTTTGATTGACGCTTTAGCTTCTAGGATCAATTTAATTGACGCTTCTGATCTGTCTGGCAGGGTGATGGTCTCGTCAGAGCCTTGTGCATATAGCAAGTTGGCATCTGAATTGGACTCAATCGGATAAGAGTCGATCTCGCCCGTCTCTTTGTACAAAGTCAGGCGCTTGTCAAAGTCGATCACCGCAGCTGAGATGGCCTCTTGGGTCTTGTGGTGTGGGGCAAAGATGAAAACCCGCATGGTCAGCCCTCTGTACAACGTACAAACAGCGCCCCACTTTGCGTCCATGATCATCATTTGAGCCTGCAATTGGATCGGGCCACGCCACAGTGGGGGCAGATCCTCGGCATCAAAACTGGTCAGTTTGGCCTCTAAGACCCCCACCCCGTCCAACTGGATTGAGTCCTGACCGACCACAAAAATGCCCTTGTCTGGGTCAGAAACGATAGTCTGGCCACCGCCATCTGCCAAGCCATCTAGGCTGCAAGCCAGTGGGATGTCTTTGGAAAAGTGGGCACCATGCTCCAATTCCAAGCCAGTCAGATTAAGTCTTTTGGCAGTCTCAATCAGGATTGGGCCTTCCAAAGCATTGCCCCAATCGAAGGCTTCTTTTTGGATTTGCTCTGGCTCGTCGCCATCAATTGCATGGATTGTGGCCATCAGCTCGTCATTGGCCGTTGACCATTTGGAGTGGCCAAGCACGGCAGGCAGACGACTAGCCGACAGCATTGTGTTGGGTGTAACCTTGCCTACCATATCGCCACCCACACAATTTGTTGCCTTCCAGACAATGCAACCCGACGCTCACCAGAGTCCCTGATCAGCCCTTTTTGAGCCAGCTTGGCATATCTGGGGGTCACGCTTGAGCATTTGATGTGGCTTAGTTTGGCCTCAATCTGGTCTGAAATACAACCATTGGTGCCAAACGATTTGATGGCAGCCAAGACTTCGCTTTCCAATTTAGTGGGATCAAGCGCAGCAGCTGCGGCTTTGGATGTATCAGGATCTGTACACCGAGCCATGTTCTCTGGGCTGAACAAATCTGTACAAGTACCAAACCCCTCAGATTTGAAAAGACGGCTAAATAGTGATGCCCTACCAACGAGGGTTTCTGGGTTCTGTAACGTAGTCATACAGCACCCCAGATCACCAGTGACACAGCGCCATAGAGACACACTGCAACGAGCATGGTTTGAAGCACCATGTCAGACCAATAATATTTACGCTCACGCTCGTATTGGAGCAAGGCAGTCTGTAAAACAACGGCATCGTTGTCCATCACAGGCTTCTGTGATATTCTGAACTTAGAGCCAATAATGACTTTGCCTGTATCGGTAAAAGTATTACTTTTTGACTCTCTAAAAGGAACGCTATAGGTAGCTTTTTCCTCTCTCTTATTCAAATATACATCGTATGAAGTATTGATTCTATTATTGAGTACGAGATAGCTCTCATTACTCATGTTAAGTTGATTTTTAGTCATCATTTTTGTCCATTTTTCGTTAGTTTATATACCAAAGGGTTAACCCCAATCCGACACCACCTATGGTGTTTGATCTCACTCTTTGCTTTGCTCATTTCTCCTTGCTTTCTAGTTGAAAAGACTTCACTTGCACTTTAGTTTTGGTGAACTCGTGACGGGCACTAAGCACACTCAAAACATCATTCTGGTCGGTTGCTTCGGCTATTTTTTGCAGGCTCTTAGCCAGCCTGTCAAGCTCATAAGCAGCTCGTCTGATGTCCTCTAAGGTCAGGATCTGGATGTCAATTCGGCAGTTAACACCACGGCCAGATCGGCCAAGGTAGTTGGCCAGTTCCTGACGCTTTTTATCTGTGGTTGAAACTGTTTTTGCAGAGCCAGTTATATCGTCAATGGGTGACTTGATTTGTACAGCTTTTGGGGTGAAAGCGCGAGTGTTATAAGGCATGATTTTGCCCTCCCAAACTGGCATTTTTAGGCACAGTTATTGCAGAGAGAGAGAGAGAGAGAGAGAGATCACCCCCCCTGCCAAACCTTGCCCTTGGGCTGCTATTGATAATGTTTTCATCGAACCCCCAAACGTATAAGTAAGTTTCTAACCTGACTGGCGTTCCATGAAGTGTTTCCCCGAAACGTCTCAGCCTCCCTGCTTTCCAACGACAATGCAATCTCACGCAATGTCGCGTCTTGCTTCTTCTTCAGAATTTGCGTAATGATGGGTTTCATCTTTGCGCTAAATTCATCCGCATTCACTGCCATCTGAGTCCCTCTGGCCTTACCGCCAACCAGCGGTGTGGGTGAACCCAACTTAATGCCCTTACTGATGAGCGACTTCAACGCCTCTTGGGTACGCTCTGAAATCTTGGCACGCTCGTAATCCGCAAACTGCAATCTGACCAATAACATGGCCCGGTCAATCTCCAAAAAGTCCAAGCACTTAAACGGCACATTGGACTCCGTCAGCATCTGAACAAACACCCTGTTTGTGATCAGCCTGTCCAGATTTGGAATCAGCAAGGTGGCCTTCAACTTCTTGGCCGACTTCAATGCTGCGTCCAGAGCTGGCCTATCCAACATCGGGCCTGTCTCAATTTCTGTCCACTCACTAACTACATCCGCTGGCTGCCTCTCAGAAGCCAACTGCCTGTCCACTTTCTTCTTCTGGGTGGTCAGGTTCTGCTTGACCAGTCCCCGCTTGTTTAACACCAAGCGGTAGTAAATAACAAATTTCATATTGATCCTAATCAATGTACTTCTTAAGGCTATACATACTTTCCCTAGCCTTTTTAAGTCCCTACATTCACAAAGTGAATTAACAACAAACTTCTGTAATTCTGCCTGCAATACAAATCTTAGCACGTTGCTGTTTGTACATGTTGTGTTTTTTACAAAATAATTGTAAATATTGGCAGGCTAACCACATGAGCCACAGGCAACTGGCTAGGTAAAGCACGTTTTTTAAGGGTTTTCATTGATGTAAAAAAGTATTTCAGCGCGAAATGTCTACGATACACTACACGTTTGCTAAATGTACAAGACCATGACTGAAATCAAAAAACCCATACCGCCTTTTATGTTCAGACTTCGCCCTGAGTACCGCAAGTTACTTGACCAGACTTCTGATTTAGAGCGTAGATCACGTGCTTCAATTCTTGAAGAACTGATCAAAAAGAACCTGCCCCAGCGCATTAAAGAGGGTAGCGAGGATCTTCATGGCACTCAATGACGTGGGCTTTGGGGTCATTCGTAAGCCCACACCGCCCTGCCCCAAGGGGCTGTACGAGTACCGCTGCGACTACTCCGGCATTGATTTTGTCTGCCACTTGGAGTACCACCCTGTGGAAAAAGGCTCTATTGACAGCTACGGAGCGCCTTACGAGCGCGACTCTGACGAATACATGAGCCTGTGCAACGTCTACTTGGCAGGCACAGACGTGGATCTGTATGACGTGATTGCTGAAAACATATTCAAAGACATTGAGCGCTTTGCGATGCTTGAATTCAGATTGATTCGCCCATGACACACCGTGAAGCACACCGAATTTTGGATCTGCTTAAACGGGGTGAGCCAGTCCCAGACGAAGTCATTTCTGAGGCTTTGTACATGACTGGGGACGGGCCGATCATCTGTGACGTGCCGTGCCCACAACTTGAGAATTTTGTGGCGGCCATGCGTGAGGCTGGGCTGATATGAGTCTGTCGATCTACTTTGTAGTGCCTGGTCAACCACACGGCAAGGGTCGGCCACGGGCTTCTAGTTTGGGTGGTTTTGTCAGGCTTTACACAGACGAGAAAACCCGCAACTACGAAAAACTGGTGGCCAAGATTGCCAGTGTTGCCATGGGCAGCGCTGAAATGCTTAAAACACCCACTGCCGTGCGCATCACTGCGTTTTACAACATGCCACTGAGTTGGACAAAAAAGAAACGGCAATTGGCCATGTTGGGTGAAGTTGTGCCCGGCAAGCCCGATCTGGACAACATTTCCAAGTCGATATTGGACGCAGTCCAAGGCATTGTGATCAATGACGACAAGAACGTCATCAAACTCACAGTTGAGAAAAGATTTTCATTGCAGCCCCGTGTAGAGGTCTGCATTTATGAGGCATTGAAATGAGTTTTGCTACGCAACAAATTGCCATGACAGGCAGCGCAATCAACGGCAACAAATACAAGTTGTGCCATTACTGCGAGGAAAAGAAATTGCCAGAGGGCGGCATTCAGTTGTCGCAAAGAAAGTGGGTCTGCGCAGCGTGCTGGGTAGACAAGATGAAAGCCTTGAAGGCCATGCGATGACTAACAAGACGTTTTACATGGCTGTTTTTGTTTTATTGGCAGCGTTTTGGGCATGGGTAATTAAACAATTTTGGGGGCAAGCATGAGAGACGATGACGATGACACGCAAGAGTATGTGCGCTCACGCGCCAAACAATGTTGCACCCATGAATGCGATCAGGGACGCAATTGTCCTGCAAGAAAAACACAATCAAACCCCCTTGAAATTGCAATGGGTTGGCGTAAACGACAAGTGCAGCCCACAAGCAACGAGATCATTGACAAGATCAGGAACGACACGCTTGAGGAAGTGGCTAAACAGTTTGACCAGATGAAAGCATTTGGCTTGACTGCTGAGTCTTTTGCCAGCTTTGTCAGAAACATGAAAGTCAAAGCATGACCAGAGTCTGTGCCCTGTGCAACAAGATCAAACCCATGCTGGGCGGCAAGCTGATACACGTCTTTGGTCTGCGCTCATGGGTATGCACGGCATGTTATGCCAAACAAACAAAACCAAACAAAGGGACACATGAATGAGCTGGCTTTATTCGCAGGCGCTGGTGGAGGAATTCTTGGCGGGAAACTTCTCGGATGGCGAACAGTCTGTGCAGTCGAATGGGAACCGTACCCAGCAAGCGTATTGTGCGCCCGACAAAATGACGGCCTTCTCTCGCCTTTCCCAATCTGGGATGACATACAAACCTTTGACGGTAAACCTTGGGCAGGCATTGTTGATGTCGTATCAGGAGGCTTTCCTTGCCAAGACATCTCATCAGCGGGGGGGGGGGGAGGCATTGATGGCGAACGCAGCGGTATGTGGCGAGAAATGGCACGGGTGGTTGGCGAAGTACGACCCCGCTACGTCTTCGTGGAAAACAGCCCAATGCTCGTTAATAGAGGACTCGGGCGAGTGCTTGGAGATTTATCCGACCTCGGGTTTGATGCGCGATGGACTGTTATGGGAGCAAACGAGGTCGGAGCGCAACACAACAGAGACAGAATTTGGATTGTTGCCCACGCCAACGGCAAGGGACTTCAATGGACACACGATAACCAAAAAAAGGCCAAAAGGGTTCAACAAAGTTTTGCCCAACGTGTTCAAACTGAATTTCCAGTTACACGGTCAATGCTATCCACATCCTACTTTCAGCGAAGGTCTGATGCTATGGCCTGTTGGGTGGACAGACTTAAAGCCATTGGTAACGGACAAGTCCCACTCTGCGCAGCCACAGCATGGAGATTGCTAAGTGAGTGACCTCGCCTGCCATGCCTGCAACAAGGTACACCCCCGCACCAAGCAAATCACCCTGCCCGATGGCCAGACCGTGGGCAGTTATAGCCAAGATTACAAGACCTACTGCGAGGCCAAGTGGGTCTACAAAAAAGCCAAGAGTCGCTTTGATTATCTGGAAGCAATACAAAAAACAAGAGGCAAGCAAGCATACGAGGCACTACGCCAAGCCATGCTGAAAGTTCACTACGAGAGCAAATGATGCACTACTACCAATTTAACATTGGCGACTATGTCAGCCACACAAGGCACTTATCGCCCATCGAAGACATTGCATACCGACGGCTTTTAGATGCCTACTATTTAGCTGAACGACCGTTGAACGCCTGTTCAACATCCGTTGCACGACAGATCGGAATGCGCGAGTTTGAAGCAGAAATAAAGCTCGTTTTGGGTGAGTTTTTTGTACTTTCAGACGCTGGATGGTCTAACACCAGAGCTGACAAAGAAATAGCCAGTTTCAGAGCTAAAAGTGAGCAGGCATCACGTGCTGGAAAGGCATCAGCAGAGAGCAGATCCAACGGACGTTCAACGCCCGTTCAACGGACGTTCAACCAAACAATAACCAATAAACAAGAAACAATAAACAAGAAACATAAACCAATAACTTTACTAAATACACTACGCCCTCAAAATGTCTCAACCGACATTTGGGACAGTTTTGTAGCACAACGAAAACTTTCCAAAGCCACAATTTCCCAAACCGTGATTAACTCGTTTCAGCGTGAGGCCGACAAGGCAGGTTTTACGCTTGAGCAAGCATTTGCAGAAACCGTGGCCAGAGGCTGGCGAGGCTTTAAGGCCGAGTGGGTCAAAGACAAACCCGTTGCCCAACAGCTCAAGTCGTTCAAGCAGATGGACGAGGAGCGAAGCAAGGAGCGCTACAACCTGATGGTGGGTAGGTCAACTAGCCGAATCATTGACATCACCCCTGACAACTTCTTGGAGATCAACTGATGCTGCCACCCAAAGTCATCGACAAACTGTTCTTTCGCCTGTCAAACGTCTATGGCTCACAGTGGTCAAGCCTGTGGAAAGACAACGACATTGAGGAAGTCAAAGACCTGTGGGCCGAGGAGCTGGGTTTTTTTGCACACCGACTTGAAGCCTTTGCATGGGCACTCGACCATCTGCCAGACCGCCCACCCAATCTGATCCAGTTCAAGAAGCTGTGCTTTGACGCTCCCACGCCTCACCAGGATCTGGCCATCGACTACACCAAGGCCGCGCCCATCCCGCAGGCCATTGCACAGGAGATGAAAAAGATCACCCAGCCCCGCGAGGTAGACCACAAGGCATGGGCAAAGAAGATCTTGGCTGACGTGGAAAACGGCATCCCAAGACGGTATATCTCGGTGCGCTTTGCAAAAGAAGCACTTGGGATTAAAATTTAGTAAAAATAGCAAACGGCACTCATGCCATCACAAAAAGGAAAATCATGTCCGACACCAAACCCGTCTACGAAGTGCGCAATGGCCAAGGCTCTGCGTTTCTCAACGATAAAAAAACTGAAGACTGGCACCCCAAGTTCACAGGCAAGTGCAAGATTGACGACGTGATGTACTTTTTCTCGGTCAATCCAAAAACGTCAGCCAAGGGCATGGAGTACATGGAGTTTAGGCTGGGCAAAGCAGTGCAAACATCAGCCCCTGCCAAACAAACTGTGACCAGTGATCCAGACTTTTAAGTCAAACATAGGTCAGGTATGCTATTTAAACGCGTTTGGTGCGTGTTTTTAGCCGAGTAAATCAAAAGTTGATGGGGATGTAGCCAAGTGGTGCAAAAAACGATTCTAGGCCGTCAGGCAAAGCGAGTGAATTTGACGTACTCAATGCCACGGGGATGGTGTTTTTCAATGAGGGCTTTTAAATGATCTTTGGCAATGTGAGTGTAGATGTCGGTGGTGTTCACACTGGCATGACCCAGCATTTTGGATATGGTCAGGATGTCAACGCCTGCGTCCATCAGATGCGTCGCAAACGCATGGCGAAGCGAGTGAGGGCTGTACACCTTCGCAATGCCAGCTTTCAACATATAGCGCATCATCATTTGATAAAAAGCAGCGTTGCTCATCGCGCTGCCAACCCTGCTACCCTTTTGAGTCAAGAAAAGGTAGTCTTTAGACAGTCTAGTTACACAACTAGACCTATGGTTTTCAATGTATTCAGTGATGTAGTTCAAAGCAATGTCGCCAATGGGCACAATACGCTCAACACCGCCCTTGCCTACAACTTGAACAAATCGCTCTTTGACGTGAATGTTGCGCAATTTGAGGTTGACCAGCTCACTGATACGCAAGCCACTGGCATACATCAGCTCAAACATAGCCCGGTCACGCACGTTAGTAATTTGGTCAAGCAGCGTGCCAACCAAAGCCACAGACATTACC